ATCAAGGCAAGACTATCGAGCCAATCAAGACGCCTGTGGCGGTCGTACAGAAGCACGTAGAGGAGCGTACGCAGAAGAAGGAAGCAAAGGCTGCTGAAGATGCGATGGCGCAGGGGCTGGCTAATTTAATGGCTTACGATGGGTCTCCCCAAGCGAAGCCGAAAGAAGGTGAGAAATGAAAAAGGGCTACGAACAGACGATTGAGTGGCAACAGTATTTGGATGGCATCGACTATAACAACAAAATAAGCTTATACGACAACGTAAATAAGAACGAACGTTTTTACAGCAATAATCAGTGGGATGGCGTAGTCGCTAATGGACTTCCAACTCCGGTGTTCAACATTTTCAAACGTATCATCGATTACTTTATCGCGGCTATTCTCAGTCAAGACGTGGCCATGCAGTTCACGCCAGAGAATGTAGGCGACGAACCACAGAACGAAGAGGAAGCGATGATAAAGGAATCGGCTGAGCTAATCACGCAATACAGCAATACGCTAGTCGAAAAGCTGAAGATGAAGCAGAAGCTGCGGCAATGGCTGCTAGATTCGGCTATATCGGGTGATGCTTGCTCCTATAGCTTTTGGGACCCGAGTATCGATACCGGTCAGGCTGCGCTAGGAGATATCAACATGGAGGAGATTGATTCCGTTAACGTGTTCTTCGGCAATCCGAATGATAAACGTGTACAGAATCAGCCTTATATCATTGTTGCTTTTCGTGAGATGGTGTCTAAGCTCAAAGAGGAAGCGAAAGCGAACAAGATTCCTGAAGATAAGATTAAGTTGATTACGAGTGACGAGGAAACGTTCTATCAATCGGGCGATCGGTCAAAGATTGAACTGGATAGCAAGGGCGATGAGTCAGGGAAAGCCATTGCATTGCTGAAGCTTTGGAAGAAAAACGGCATTGTATACGCGAAGAAGTCCACTTGTTATACCGACATTCGTCCTGAGTGGGACACTAAGCTATCACTTTATCCCGTGTCATGGATGAACTGGTCACAACGCAAGAACAGCTATCATGGTCAAGCGGTTGGCACCGGCTTAGTACCGAATCAGATCTTCATCAATAAGATGTTTGCTATGGCCATGATGAGCCAAATGCACACCGCGTTTCCAAAGGCTATCTACAACAAAAGCTTCATATCAGGCTGGAATAACCAAATCGGTACAGCTATTGGCATTGAGGCAGGAAATGACACGAATATCAATAACCTCGCTGCCTACTTAAACCCTGGCAACATGTCGGGGCAAGTGTTTGAATTGATCGATAAGGCCATCCAGTACACGAAAGACATGCTAGGAGCCACAGACGCCGCTCTAGGCGACATTAAGCCGGATAATACATCAGCTATCATCGCCGTTCAGCAATCGTCCAGCATACCGCTAGAGACGATTAAGCAGAACCTTTACCAGTTTGTCGAGGATATCGGCTATATTTGGCTGGACTTCATGGCGAACTATTACGGTAAACGTAAAGTTGACGTTGAAGTGCTTGGAAAGCGAGTGGTTAAGGAGTTTGACTTCGCAACGCTCAAGAAAATGAAGTTCAGAATCAAAATCGATGTTGGTCCATCGTCCTACTGGTCACAAATCAGCGCTATGCAGACATTGGATGCACTGCTGCAGAGTGACCGCATCACATTCCAACAGTATTTAGACCGCATTCCTGCCGGTATCATACCGAAATCACAGGAGCTCATCGAGGAATTGAAGGCACAGGACATGAAACAACAGTTTATATATGAGCAAATGGCACGTTTTATGGAACAATTACCGCCTGAACAGCAAATGCAGATCCAACAGCTACCGCCAGAGGAACAGGAAGCGCAACTCATGCAAATGATGATGCAACCACCAGAACAGATGGCACAGCAGCAAGCAGATCAGCAAGCGCAGCAGGAGCAAGCCATGATGCAGCAACAGCAAATGGAGCAAATGGCATCACAACAGGAGCAAGAGAAGGCTAATCAGCAGTTCCAGCAGCAAGCAGCACTTAAGAAGATAGATATTGAGGGCAAGTTAGCTCTTGAGGGTATGAAGCAGGATAAACAAAAAGTTTAAGCACAATTAGGAGGGTTTGAAATGAAGAAAGTAGTCCATGATTTATTGACGAACAAGTATACCTCAGTATGGCACGAAGAACCCGAGCAAATGAAATTCAATGCACCGCATCATTTCTTTGTATGTGAGACAGGTCTAGACCCGAATGATACTACTCTTAGCATAAAACCCCTAGCGGAGTTTGGATTTCAAGAGGGGCCGATTAAAGAGGTAGGGGTAAACGGCGTATGCAACGAGGATTTAATTGCAATGGTTATAACGAGACTTGAACACTTTCAGAAAAGCGAGTTTAGTAGCAGAGATAATGCAGTTGCTATCACCAAGTTGGAGGAAGCTTTATTGTGGTTGCGCAAACGAACAATCGGGAGAGAAAACCGAGGGGTAGAGGGGACTCATAAAGTTTAATAAAACAACGGGGCACGGCTGAGACGCTTAGTGCCCTTTTCTATATTCACTTTCGGCAATAAAAACAGCGGACCGCCGCTATAAAATGTGGAGGTAAGACCATGGATGAAACAGTAGTAACAAATGAATCAACCCCGGAAACAGTCGAAACACCCATAACTGAACAGGCGGTAAACACGGAGAACGCCGAGCCGAGTGCGGAGAAAGTTGAGACAACACCGGAGAAGACGTTTACGCAAGCCGAGCTTAATGAGATCATCACCAAGCGAATCGAACGTGAACGCGAAACCACGAGCAAAAAGGCTGCTCAAGAAGCAAGGGACGCTTATATCGCTGAGCAAGGCTATGAGTGGAATGGAAGTCCGATTACCACTGAGGCGGCATATAAGCAAGCGTTGAAAGAGAAACAGATCATGGATGAGCTGCAAGACAAGGGTCTTCCGGATGAGGTCATTCAAGAACTTGTTGAGAGCCGTAAGGATCGTGAAGAACGAGCGAAAGAAAAGCAACAAATGACTGAGAAGCAACAGCAAGAAGCGGAATACAAAGCTTTCTTGGAGACTTACCCAGACGTTGATCCCAAGGACATACCACAGTCTGTATGGGACGATGTGGGCAAGGGTAAGAGTCTTGTCGATGCTTTCGTACGTCATGAGAACCAATCGCTTAAACAACGGCTTGAAGCGCTTGAACAAGCGAAACAGATTGAGCAGCAGAATCAAGCGAATGCAGCTAGTTCCACCGGTTCTGTAACGGGTAACGGAACAAGCGCTCCTGCATTCTTTACGCAAGAACAGGTTAGCAAGATGAGCACTTCTGAAGTTAATAAGAACTGGACAGCTATAAACGAATCCATGAAAAAATGGTAATCAAAAAGGAGCGATAAACCATGTCAGTAGCACAATTTGTACCACAGATTTGGACGACCAAAATCCTTCGCACGTTGGAAGATAATCTCGTAGCCAAAAAGATCTGCAATATGGACGCGGAGGGTGAAATCAAGAAGGCTGGAGATACGGTTTACTTCAATGGCCTTGCTGATCCTACAATCACGGCTTACACAGGGTCCGTATCGTATGAAGGTCTGCAAGATTCCGGTTTGTCGATGGTCATTGACCAACAAAACTACTTTGCTTTCAAGGTATCCGACATTCAAAAAGCGCAAGCTAACGTGGATCTTAAAGGTTCGCAAGCCGCACGCGCTGCTTATAAGCTCAAAGAAGCATGCGACACGAACATTATGAGCCTATACGGCGATGCTAACTTGACCGTTACGGATGCGAGCTGCGATACAGCATCGATCCTATCTACAATGGGTGCCATTCAACAAGAACTGGCACAGGTAAACGTACCTTCTAGCGACATGTGGACTGTTATTCCGCCATGGGTACAGCTTAAATTGAAGCTAGCTGGCGTTAAATTCAATATTAACGAGGGTATCAACGGTACAGGCGGTATGGCTTGGACAAATGAACTTGGATTTGATGTATATGTTACAAACCAAGTCGTTAACACAGGAACAGTAGCCGTGCCGGTATCCAAGGTTATGGCAGGCTCTTACTCGGCTAT